GATGCGGCAAACAAATCATACGTTGATACTAAAGTAGCGGCATTGGCAGATTCAGCGCCAGCGGCACTAGATACGTTAAACGAACTAGCGGCAGCATTAGGTGATGACGCATCATTTAGCACTACAGTTACTAACTCTATTGCTACTAAACTACCTCTAGCAGGTGGTACAATGACAGGTGACATCGCAATGGGTAGTAATGATATTACTGGTGGCGGTGACGCAACATTTACTAACTTCAACGGTACGGCGACATATGCAAAATATGCCGACCTTGCTGAAAGATATGCGGCTGACGCAACATATGAAGAAGGTACAGTTGTATCATTTGGTGGTGAAGCAGAAGTTACTTCAGCAAAAGGCTATGGTTCAACTAAGATTGCAGGTGTAGTTTCTACTAAGCCAGCATTCGCAATGAACGAAGCGGCTGGTAATTCAGAAACTCATCCTTTCATCGCTCTACAAGGTCGTGTACCATGTAAAGTTGTTGGAACAGTTTCTAAAGGCGACATCCTAGTAGCATCTGAAGTTTCAGGTACTGCTACAGTATGGCTTGAATCAACAGTAGACCCACGTATGACAGCATATGTTGGTATTGCTATTGAAGACAAGAATACAGATGGCGAAGGCTACGTTGAAGTTAAAGTAGGTAAGTAATTATTTAAACTTTAAACAGACAACTAAAAAGGGAGCAGAAATGCTCCCTTTTTTTATACAAAGTTTTTTTTGATTATTTGAATATTTTTTTGATAGTTGAGCAGAATGTCTTCTTGCCATCTTTAGACTTTACGGGCAATGAGTTCTCTTCTATCCATTCAGGAAACTTTTCGAACAGTGTTTTCCATTGAATCATCTCATTGTGTAAATCTACTATTCTCTTTAGATGTTCACTAGTATTTGGATAATTGTGGTCATTTTTTAACTTATTAACTCGTTGTTTACACTCTGATAAATCACTAAGGTCTCTATCTATTGCTTTAATTATCTTTTCGAAAGATTCTATATTTCTAAATTTGTCGATTAGAAATTGATGATGTTTGTTCTTTGGTTTGCCATCATACAGAAACATAATCTCTTGTAAATCATAATATAATGCTTTCACAGGATTAATACTTTCTCGGTATCTTTTTGTTATTTCTTCGATAGCAAATTCTGAACTTTCAGTAGATAAGTTTTCAAGCACACTTATAGCCAGTATGTTAATACGTTGGCTACTTGCTGATAATGCCTTCTTAGACTCTTCTTTGACTTTAGCAATTACAAAATCAATTAGACGTGCTTCGGCCATATCTAAATCTCTCTTTAGATATTCTATGTGTCCAGGACTAGAGTGTATGATGATTCTTCTTAGGCTGTCCGTCGTTCTTTCGCCTTTAAGAACTGCCTTACAATCTCTTATAAATCTCTGTTTCTCTAAGTTTATGATATGTTGGTTCACTATATCTCCTCCAAACTTCTCTACACTAGTATTTAGGATGATATAGTCGGCGCCAAAGTGACGATATAATACATTTTGTGTCTTAGAGTGACAAGATGATATCGTTGACTATTTTAAGTTTTTTCTTTCTAAAGAGGGTTCGTCTTGTTCCTGGATGTAAAGGTTTCGGAACACAGTTTGTATCTACCCAAGCATAACCGCCGGATTCTTCGTTCATTTTTGGAATGAATTCGCTTTCAATGAGTATGACAAAAGAGTAATAACTAAAAGCACCGTTTCTTGCGTGATATTGGTCTAGTGGATATATTTTTATAATATCTTCTTCTATGTTTAATGAGATTTCTTCTCGTAACTCTCTCAGTAATGCTTGTGCTACGTTTTCAAATGGTTCGACTTTACCACCAAAGAAACCCCAATTTCTAGGAAAAGAGGCATCAACTGCTCTTTGTTGCAGAAGTATACGATGTGTGTCTTTTGCGACTATACAACCACCAGCCGCTCTAATTCGTGATTCTTTCATTACGGTGTTACTATTAGTTCTAATCTCCAGTATCCAGCATCATATACTCCTTGATAGGTATCTGTCCATGACTTGTCTTTACTATCAAATTTAAATTGTTGTGATGTTGTTGTGTTTGTTACATATTCACGGGTAACATTTGCACTTGCGTCAAAACTTTTTACCCACATTGTTCCATTATACTCTAAAATATCATTGGCGTCAACCTCTATTCCCCAAACACTACTTGATAATGCTGAATCTAATGTTAGATAACGTTGACCAGTTGCTACTGCTGGCACACCATTAAATCCTGGTTTTGCTGTTGAGGCATTAATAATTCTATCTACTGCTGTTACTGTGTTTGTAGGTAACGTAGCAGTGTCTATAGTAAATCCTAATGCGTTGTCTACGCCGGTAGACGTTAGTGTGCCAATCACATCAGCATTTAAGTCATCTACTTCGCCATGATACTTAAGTCTAAGCCTTGATACTCCACTGTCCAATTGGCCGTAATCTTTGAGAACAGTCTCCCATGAAATGTTATCGTCATAATTTCCATTTGCATAAGGGCTACACCAAACATCATTGCCATTCTGAAAAACTCTCAATGAATAGTTATTAGGTGTCACAATAACACTTGATTGTGCATTTAAATCCGCAAAGAACTCAAATGCATCTGGGTCATAATCTAGTGTGTCTAAATCTGAATAGGTATAAATGTTATTAATAATATTTCTAATTACATTCTGTCTTGTTACTTGTGCCGGTGGATTAATCCAAATTGGAATTTGAAATATCATTGTTGCGATATCAATCTGGTCTTCGACACCTGCTGGTATTCCTCTACTTGTCCATTGTAAATCAGTCATCTCTACATTCGTAATTGTTGTCCAGTCTATAGGATTGTCGTTGTGCTGTATTTCTAATGCTGGATTAAATAATACTAATATTTGCTCAAGTAGTTGAAGTTTTTGGTCAGTGTTTGAAGTCCAAATATCAACTTGCATATTCAGTAAGTAAGGAACAGGCATCAATCTTTTTACACTATATTTTTGTCCTGGCTCGTTAGTATATTTGTTAGTAGTACTATCAAATGCTCTTTCATTGACACTTACAGCATCATTGAAAAATGGCTCTTGTAATCTTTGTCTATCTGGTTGTAAACTTTGTACCCAACATGCAATAAATGGCGCAGAGTTTACTACGTTCTCAGAGTTTCCTTTGAGAATAGTTGCCGCCATACGAGATACATCTCCGTACCTTGAAGGAACTCTAATATAATAATCAGTAACTCCATCGTTTTTCTTTGAGCCTGTTTTAACTGTGAAGCCACTGAACATTCTTACAAACTGTAAAATGTATCTTCTAATCTGATTGTCATAGAAATGATTTTGTGCCATATTAGTCTACCTTTGGTTTAACTGCTTTTGACAGATTTACTTTACCGACGATTGTTGTCCCATCGTCAAGTGTTACTGTTCCTGAGTTATTAATAAATTGGTTATGTAACGCATGTCCGACTTCCCATGCTCCATCGTCATCGTTGATTCTGTACCATTTGCTATCTCTGTATTGAAATAACCTTGATGGTGTATAATCTGTTCTTAAGAAGTACGAGTCAGTTGCTGGAGAATCTGGAAATTCTTTTCCATATGCTACTGTGGCATAGTCTACGTCATCTGGATGATTGCTTGGAGTTGCATACATTAAGTTGTTCGTTCGGTAGTCCCAATATTTTCCAGGAACATTATCTTTTGCTTCTTGTACAACGGCATCAGTGATTTGTAGTTCTTTGTTGTATGTAGACAGAATATTCTTTAAGTCAGATGCTTCTTCACCAGTGCCAAGAATATCTTTGTATTCTTGTGTATCTTGTAGTTGCTTACAACGAACACGCCAAATATGTGGCCACCATCCTGGGTCAAAACCACTTGCGTCTTTTGTTGCTTCTTGTACTACCCAATATTGATTGACTGCATCTTGGTCTTCACCATCATTGCCTTCTAATATCATGTCATCACGCATATGAGGCAATTCGATTACATCGCCAGTCATAATTTTGCGACCTAGTTGATTGACCATCTCGTTCAAATGGAGAGTGAACACTTGTTGGTCATTACCTAAGAACATACCGAACTGCGATAATTCAAAGTCTTGGTCAGATACTGTATATACACCTCTAAGGTCATACACGTCCACGTCATACTTTCTATCTCTGTTCTCTAAAAATAGTAAATCTTGTATTGCCGGTTTGGCAGGGTCATACTCAGCATCAGTCTTATCTTGTGAACCGATATACTTATGAATTAGCAGTGATGTGCCACCGTGGTCAAAGTGTCCCTTGACTGTTTTATCAATAAATTTATAATCGTTACCCTTTTTTGGATTCCATAGGCTAAGTCTTGCCATAACTATTTTTCTCCATAATTTGACTTCTTACTGTATTTATCATATAATATAGTAATATAATTTTTAAATTATAAATAAACATTTAGGAAGGTATGAAATAATGCAAAACTCAGATTACACATCAATAAAAGAACTTCTTTCTCCATTTGCAGTAAGACAGTTTAAAATGTGGGCAATGAACCCAGACAATATACATCGTGGAAACGCTGTAAATGGGGAATACTACGGGAAACATCGTAAAGGTAGAGAATATAACGTCTGGTGGAGTAAAGAGCCACCACGAGAGATGTGGCAGCCTATAATAGACAATTTAGGTAGATATATCGATGCCATCTTTCAAGGCAAAGAATGGGATATTCATATTGTCGATACAATTACGACAAGACCAGGAAGTGCCAAGTTAAGGGCTCATGTTGATACGCCCTATAGATTTGAAAAATATGCTCGTATATCAAATGAAGAAGTGTATGGAGTACAATGTATCGTTCCATTAGATAAGTTTACAATTCAGAATGGAGCAACATGTGTTCTGCCTGGTTCATATAGAGATAAGTTTTATTATAAAGATATAGAAGAGAACCAAGAAGAATATAATAATCTATTAACGACACAAGGTTTTCAATTTGTTTCAAATCCTGGTGATGCGTTAATGTATAATTCGAGAACATTACATAGTACGATGCCCAATAACAGTAATGAATTTAGAAGTGCGTTATTAATAAATGCTCTTTCAGTAGAGATAATAGATTACATTAGAGAAGTAGATATGAATACCAAAACAGCAAGATTTGATAATAAAACCCATAAAACTTGACAAAAATGTATATGTGCTGTATAGTATTCTTAAATGTTGATATATAAAAGTAAATGATGAGGGCAATGTGACTATAAAAACAATGAGAAAAAAGAAAAAAGCAAAATCATCTGGATACTCTGACGAATCATTCATCGGTTTGGAGCCTGATTGGAAAGGTTCAGAAAAATGGACCGCTGAAGAATATTACAGAGAACGTGCCAGAACACCATATTATTATAGTTACTATTTTAAATCTAAAGATTATATTCCTTGGGTTGTTGATTGGATGAAAGCCAATGACTACACTAAAGAAGATATCAAGTCATATAAGGCTGCCGAAGACTGGAGAACTAAAAGTACTCTTGCAGGATATGTAAGAGCATTGTCCAGGGGTATGCCAGAAAACCATGAAGGTATTCCAGCCTACTTTGAAACAATGGAGGGCATAGCATCAACATCTATGCAAGATGCTTCTGATTCTGTTAGAAAAGAACTAGAGGTTATTATATCAGTGGGTAGCAAAATTAAGGCGGAGAAAAAAGAAGAGCAAAAAATTGTTTCTACTAAGTATAAGCCCACAATTCAACAACTTTTATTTAATAAGTCTTTAGAAATGTCTGATGAAATTGATGAATTTATTGAAGAGTTTGATGGTTCAGCGTCAATGTTGACAAAATTTGACCCACAGAGAATGCTATTGATTGTTGGTGCTAAACCAAATCACGCCAAGGTAATCGCATCATTATATCAACCGACATTTGATGATTTCTCTGAACTTATAAATCCTCCTAGTACTAAAGGTATGACAGAGTTTGAGAAAGATATGCACGAACAACTTAAAGAAGGTTATTCACATCTATCTAAAAGTGTCATAAAGAACCAATTTAAGATGTACAAGACTATTATGGATGCTTGTGACAATATCGTATTAAAAGGCAAAGTGACAAGAAAGCCTCGTAAGAAGAAGATAATAAGTGCCGAAAAGCAAGTTAAGAACTTCAAGTATCTTGACCATCATCCAGAGACAAAATCAATTAGTGTCAATCCAGCAGACTTGATAGGGGCAAATGCCGCTATCGTATACAACTCTAAGACACGAAAACTAGGAATTTACCACGCTCAGAATATTGACCCTATGAGACTAAAAAGAGACGGGTCTGGTCTAAGTGTAAAAGGAACAACTATTCAAGGTTTTGACCCAACCACAAGCGTCCAGAAGACATTGCGTAAGCCAATTGAACAGTTACCAACGTTTAAGAAAGTAGCAAAACGTTCATTACAGAAACAATTTGATGCTATTAATAGTGTTGAGATTAAAATGAACGGAAGATTTAATGACCATAGTCTGATTATAAAAGTTTTTTGATAAATACTGTTATAAGTAGTTTATTATAAACGTATTTGAGGGTCAAGCATGGCAAAACAACGCAATAAGATAAAAAATGATGTAATTAAGCAGATTAGACTGTTACTTGGTGATGGTATGGTTGACATCGAACTAGACCCAGAACACTATGACCTTGCAATTGATATTTCAGTAGATAAAATACGACAACGTTCAGAAAATGCTGTAGAAGAAGATTTTTACACTATTGAACTAAAGAAAGATGTTGATGAATACAGACTTCCTAAAGAAATAACAGAAGTTAAAAAGATACATCATCGTTCATTCGGTCATGGCATATCTGCTGGTGTTGATATGGACCCATTTGAATTAGCATATGC